CGTGAGTTCGAGCGGATGATGGACGGCAAGATCGAGGACGTGCTGCGGCACAACCGCGACCGCCTGCAGGCCGCATTGGACGATCCGGGCACGCCCGCGAACGCGCTGCCCGCGATCAGCCGGCAGCTGATCGCCGTGTGCCGCGAACTGGACGATCTGAGCGGCGGTGACCCGCTGCTCGATCTCGACGACGAGCCGCTGGAGGGGGTGGATGCGGATGCCGGAGCGTCGGTTGTCTGAGATCGCTGCCCACCTCGTCCAGCCGTCGGGCATCGTCTCCTCCGACTTCACCCGGCTCAACAGGGTCGCCGTCAAGGCGGGCATCCGGTACGACCCGTGGCAGCAGGGCCTGCTCTACCTCCTGTTCGCCCGCAGGCGGGACGGCCGGTACGCGTGCGGCGAGGGCGGCACCGTGGTCTCCAGCTGCCGTCAGATCGGCAAGACGTTCACCATCGGCACCGCCATGTTTCTCAAATGCATCCTCCATCCCGGCCTGAAGGTCATCTGGACCGCGCACCACACGAGAACGTCGGACGAGACGTTCAACGACCTGTGCGACCTCGCCAGAAACCGGCTGCTCTCCCGCTACGTGGAGCGCATCCGCCGGGCGAACGGCCAGCAGGAGATCGGCTTCCGCAACGGGTCGAGGATCATGTTCGGCGCCCGCGAGAACGGGTTCGGCCGAGGCCTGCACTCGGTGGACGTGGAGATCTTCGACGAGGCGCAGATCCTCACCGTGCGCGCCTTGGACAACATGCTGCCCGTGGTCAACACGAGCCCGGATCCGCTGGTCGTGTTCATGGGCAACCCGCCCAAGCCCGGCGACCAGTCGGAGGTGTTCGAGGGGAAGCGACGGTCGGCGCTGGCCGGCGTGGACGGCATGGCGTACGTGGAGCTCGCCGCGGACCGGGACGCCGACCCCGACGACCGGGGGCAGTGGGCCAGGGCGAACCCCTCGTATCCGAAGCGCACGAGCGAGACCGCGATCCTGAGGATGCGCAACCTCATGGCCCCCGACAGCTTCCGCCGCGAGGCGCTGGGCGTGTGGGACGAGACCGCGGCGTCAGCGGCCATCGACCCCGAACAGTGGAAGCGGGCCGCCACCGACGGCCCGGTCACGCCGGGCTCGTCCGATCTGGTCGGCTACGCGATCGACATGAGCCCCGACCGGAGCACGCTCGCCATCGGCGGCGCGGTCAGGCACGATGACGACACCGCTCACGTCGAGCTGCGCGCCTTCGAATCCACGAAGGCCAGGGGCACGGCGTGGGCGGTGGACTGGATCGCCGAGCACTGGCCGCGCACGGCGAGCGTGGTCATCGACGGCCAGTCGCCCGCCATGAGCCTGCTGCCCGACCTCAAGGCGCGGCACGTGAGGGTGATCGTCACGAACGCCGCGGACATGGGACGCGCCTGCGGGCGCCTGCTCGACATGCTGCGCGACCATAGGCTCACCCACCTGACGGACGACGAACAGCCCGCGTTGGCGAAGGCGGTCGCGAACGCCGCCACGAGGAACATCGGGCCGTCCGGCGCGTTCGGCTGGAACAAGACCGGCAGCGACATCGACATCAGCCCGCTGGTGGCGGTCACGCTCGCCCTGTACGGCACCTACGTCACGAAACGCAACCCGAACAGGAGACAGGAGGTGATGGTCTGACATGACCGACCATTCGATAGCGTCCGGCAGCCCGTACCTCAACGTCGCCGGCTCCCGGATCGGCCGCATCAAAGGCGTGCCCGACGACGACATGCACACGATCCGCCGCCTGCTCAAGGTGTGGCGCGACCACTACCCGCGCAACCTCCTCCGCAGCGCGTTCTACGACGGCAAGCAACGGTTCAACAACCTCGGCATATCCATCCCCAACATCGTCGCAGCCAAGGCCGGCGTCGTGGTCGGCTGGCCGCAGAAAAGCGTGCGCGCCCTCGCCGACAAAAGCGTGTTCGAGGGGTTCGAGACGCCCGACGGCGACCCGGACGGCATCGCCCGCATCGTCACGGACAACGCGCTGACCGACACGATGGGCGAGGCGATCATCAGCTGCTACAAGCACTCCTGCTCGTTCCTGACCATCGACTACGATCCCGACGACCCGTCGGGCGAACGCATCCTCGTCACCCCGCGCTCGGCGGACTGGTCGGCCGCGATCTGGGACAACACGCGCCACCGGATCGCCGCCGCGCTGACCGTCACCGACAACGACCAGTGGGGGAACATGACCGCGTTCAACGCGTGGCTGCCCGGCCGCAACTACGCATGCCGGCACGACGCGGGAGGCTGGAACGCGGAACGCCAGGACAACCGGCTCGGCCGGGTCGCGGTCGTGCCCATCGTCTACGACCGGGGCGACCGGCCGTTCGGGCACAGCCGCATCAACCGCACGCTCATGAACCTCACCGACATGGCCATGCGCACCATGATCCGCATGGAAGCCAGCGCCGAGTTCTACTCGGTGCCCAAGATCTGGTTCCTCGGCCTCAACCGCGACGCGTTCAGCCAGGACACGTGGAGCAGCCTCGTGTCCAGCATCAACGCGGTGAGCCGCGACGAGAACGGGGACGTGCCCACGCTCCAGCAGGTCACGCAGGCGAGCATGCAGCCGCACGGCGCCATGCTCGAGACCATCGCCATGCTCGCATCCGCGGAGACCGGCATCCCGGCCGAACAGCTCGGCATCCGCCTGACCAACCCCACCAGCGCCGAGGCGCTGGCCGCGGCGGAGGACCAGCTGACCCGGATCGCGGACCGGCAGAACCGCGCGTTCGGCGTCCAATTGATGAACGCCATGTCGATGGCCGTCCAGCTGCGAGACAACACGGCCGACCCGCCTGACCTGACCGGGATCCGCCCCCTGTGGGCTCCGACCCGCGTCGTGTCCGAGGCGGCGCTAGCCGACTACTACGTGAAGGTCGCCGGGGCCAACCCCGCGTGGGCCGACAGCGACACGGGCCTCGCCAGGCTCGGCCTGAGCGCCGACGAGCGCCGAAGCTTCCGCGCCTACCAGCAGCGGGTGCGCGCCCAGGAGCACATCGACCAGCTCAGGGCGCGCGCCCTGCAGCCCCAACGGCAGGCGGGGGATGCGACCGCCCGGCAGACGGCGGTCTCCGCCGACGCTTCGCAGCCTGTGGATGCGCAGACCCCCCCCGATGAGCTGAAGTCGCGGTTCGATGCGCTGGGCGTGGCCGTGCGGGCCGGCGTGGAGCCGGAGGACGCGGCGAATCGTCTGGGTTTGGCGGGCATCCGGTTCACGGGCATGGTCCCGGTCAACCTGAAGGAGGTGGCGGATGGCGAATCCGGATCCGGCCCCGCTGTCGGACGACGCCCGCAGGGAACTGGAAGCGGAGCTGGGACGGCTGACCAGGGCGTATCAGGACGATCTTGAGAATCTGGCCGAGTACGCGGCGGGACTCGTGGAATCCGAACACGGCCGGCCGGACGCCGACCTGACCGGGATCATGCGCGACTGCGCGCGCGACGCCAGCCAGAGGGCGGACGAATACTACAACGAGATGCGCAAGGCCTACGAGAACGCCTACGGGCACACGTTCGAGGACTACGCCACAAATGGCGTCTATGATCCCGACCATACGCTCTACCGCATGGTCGGCGGCTTCAACCACACCGATTGGAACGGCCTGAACTACACGCAGCTGAGGGACGGCCGGTCCCGTGCCGGGCTGACCGTGGACGACCTATGGCCCAGCCTGAGGAACCCGGACGACGCGATGCAGTGGGCCGCCGACATGGTGCGCGCCTCCGCACGCTACACCATGGAACGCGACATCGCCGACGACCCCACCGGCCCACGCTGGGCGCGCGTCACCGGAGGCGCGAAGCCATGCGCGTTCTGCGTCATGCTCGCCGGCCGCGGCTTCGTCTACCACAGCAAGGAGAAAGCCAGGTTCGGCGGCAGCTTCCACGACGGCAAATGCCACTGCACCGCCATCCCCGGCTGGAAGGACGACGTCCTCACCTCCGCCCAGCAGGAATGCAAGAGCATGTACGAGGCCGGCAAGGCCGCCGCCGGGGAGAACGCGCCGCGCAACGCCGAACTCGCCGCAATGCGCCGCATCTATGCAGACAGGCTCAGCGATGGCGTCACACCGGTTCCGAACATCCGATGGAGCCACAAGACCATCAGACCCACCGCCGACGAACTGGCGAGGCTGTCCGACTTCACCGTGCGTATGCCATGGGACCAATACACGCCCGAACAAAAGCGGAAGGCGCTTCGAGGGTGGACGGACGGCACGTTCAAGCAAATCAACATGGCACTGTACGGGCACTCCCCGGTAGACGACACCACTCGGGAACGCATCGACATGATAGACGAGGCCATGAGCGATCACTGGACTCAGAGACAATTCACCGTGGACCGGCTCATGCCATTGAGCACGTTTGAGCTGTCATCCGTCGAAGATGCTTTCGATCTTGTGCCGGGAAAGACCTATAACCATCCCGGATACATGGCTACGTCACTGCTTGACGGAGGTGTACTCGCCGACCGGAGTCTTGACCGGATCCCCACCCGGATCCTTGTCCCGCCCGGTAGCAGCGCAGTCTATCTCCAGCCAATCAGCAAGGCGAAGAAGCGACAGGAGGAAGTGCTTCTCGCCCGGAAGGGCCGGCTGCAAATAGAAGGAGTGGAAATCACGAAGCAGGGACCTATGGTGTTCGTCCGACTGGTAGACTGGGCATCATGAGTAGAAGCCCTTTCGATGATGAGGAATACGACCGTTTTGTATTCCACCCCGGAGACTTGATCGAGGTGACCGATCCTGAGGAGGTTGCTTCCTTATGCGAGAAAACCGGCATTTATCCGTACCCGGCGGAAAAACAAGCTTGGATAAGCGAAGAGGGTAAGGCTCGGTATCGCCAAGGCCTTCCGGTGTCCACTTTCGATCTGGCCGACGAATATGACCGGCTCAAAGCGCAGGGAAAGCTATAACGTCAACTGCGATCCAGATTTCTAACCACCCGCACGGGTGGTTTTTTTATGCCCGAAACGGGCCCCGACAACACAATTCAGGAGGAACCATATGGCCGAGGAAGCCAACAGCAACGCCGACCAGTCGCAGGATGCGTCCGAGCCGCACGGCGAGGAGCAGCAGACCGACTGGGAGGCCAAGTACCGCGAGACGCTGGCGCATTCGCGTGAGTGGGAGAAGCGCGCCAAGGACAACAAGGCGGCCGCCGCCGAACTGGAGAAGCTCAAGGAATCCACGCTGAGCGAGTCCGAAAGGACCGCGAAGCACATCAGGGAGCTCGAGACCGAGAACGCGGCCATGAAGACGGAGAGACAGCACGCCGAATGGGCCGCGCAGGTGTCCAAGGACACGGGCGTGCCCGCGGACCTGCTGCACGGCGACAGCCTCGAGGCCATGGGCGAGTACGCGAAGGCCCTTGACCAGTGGGCGCATCCCAAGCCCAAGGGCATGCCCGACCAGGGCGGCAGGCCGGATCATCCCGCCAGGGGGCAGGAGACCCGCGACTTCGTCAACCGCATGTTCTCCGCCTGACCTCCATCACAATCATCACGACAAATCCCGAAAGGAAACCACATCATGGCAATGACATTGGAGAAGCTGCCCCTGCCCAGGGAGCTCGCCACCGCGGTGGTCAGCAAGGCCAGGGACACGAGCACCATCGCCGCGCTCAGCCCGTCCAGCCCGATGATCTTCACCGACAAGGACTTCCTCATGTTCAACGGCAGGAGCGAGGCCGAGGTCGTGGCCGAAGGCCAGGCCAAGGGCTCTTACGAGCAGGACACCACCGTCGTGAGCGCGAAGCGCTTCAAGGTGCAGACCACCACGCGCGTGACCAACGAGCTGCAGTGGGCCGACGAGGACAACCGCACCCAGATCGTCGAGGCGATCCAGCTCGACCAGGCCGCCGCCATCGGCCGCGCCCTCGACTACGTGATCTACCACGCGGTCAACCCCAAGGACGGCGAGACGCTGGCCGGCTACGACGCGCTGACCGCAGGGGCGGTGCAGGTGCCCGCGGGCGACGACGACATCGCCAACGTGGACGCCCTGTCCGACGCGCTCAACCAGACCTACGACATCAACGGCGTCGCCCTGTCGCGCACGTGGGCCGCCCGCCTGCGCAAGGTGCGCGTCCCTGCCACCGGCATGCGCTTCTACCCGGAGATCCCCCTGAACCTGCAGGCCGGCAGTCTGGACGGCATCACCGCGGCCACGTCCGGCACGGTCAACGGCGCGAAGGCCAAGACCCCGACCGGCGTGCTCGCCCTCATGGGCGACTTCAGCCTGATCAAATGGGGCATGGTGCGCGACATGTACGCCACCATGATCCCCTACGGCGACCCGGACGCCGTGGGCACCGACCTGCAGAACGTGAACATGGTCGCCTACCGCACCGAGGCCGTGTTCGCGTACGCGGTCCTCGACCCCAAGGGCTTCGCCGTGCTCAAGACAGCGACGGAAGCGGGTGCGTGATGGGCTTCCCCGTGCAGAACCTCATCGTCCAGAAACGCACCGCCAAACACAGGGCCGGCCCACTGGACGCGCCCGTCGCCCTGTACAACCCAGACGGCACCCCGTTCGCCGGCGGTTCCGACGCACCGGCCGCACCGGCGGCCGGTTCTCTGACGCCGGCCATGCTCAACGGGTATGACGCCTCGACCGGCCACGGGCGCATCCCGCAGGTCAGGGCGGACGGCACTGGCTTCGATCTGATCGACCCGGCGACCCTCAAGGGGCAGAAGGGCGACAAGGGTGATCCGGGCGCCGCCGGCGCGAAGGGAGCCACCGGCGCCACCGGTCCCGCGGGGCCGGCCGGCAAGTCCGTGACCGCGATCGCCCTGACCGCGGACGCGGCCGGCAAGATCACCGGCGGCACCGTCACGTTCAGCGACAAGACCACCGCGGCGATCACCGTGACCACCGCGACCGCGTAAGGAGAAGCGTCATGGCCGACGAGGAGACCGATCCGGACGCGGATCCGGGCATGGGCGGCGACACGACGCCTCTGGCCACGCACGGGGATCTGGAACGCCGCTGGCACGCGCTCACCGATGCGGAGCGCGCGCAGGCCGACGAGCTGCTCGCCGACGCGAGCGAGATCGTCCGCGCCCACGTCGCCGCGTACTCCGAGACCCACGACCCCTCGTGGTGGGCGTCCCGACGCCGCAGGCTGAACCTGATCTGCTGCCAGATGGTGCGCACCGCCATGCAGCAGCAGGTCTCGGGCGTGCCCGACGGGGTCACCCAGTCCACCGAGACCACCGGCCCGTTCACCAGCTCGTACAGCTGGGCCAGCCCGGACGGATACCTGCGGTGGAGCGACTCCTACCTGCGGATCCTCGGTCTGGGCGGCCAGCGAGCCTACAGCATCGGCATGGATGACGGGAGCGTGATCGGCTGATGGAACGCATCGACGTGTACCGGGGCGAGACGGTGGACGACGCGGACGGCAACCGCGTGCAGGGGCCGCTGACACTCGTCTCCAGCTTCGACGGGCTCGTCGCCCCGATCACGGCGGGGGAGAGCCCGACCGACACGTCCCACGGGGTCACGGTCGGCTGCACGCTCTACATCCGCGCCGACGGGCCGACCGGCATCCTCGACACCGACGTGATCGGGGTGCGCGGCCGGCTCCTGCCCGTTGACGGGCCCGTCGCCTCGTGGCGGGACCCGAAGGGCCGGCACATCGGCGACGTCATCACCGTGAGACTGAAGGAGGGATAGGACCATGTCCGGGAAAGTCAGGGTCGTGCTCAAACGCGGCGCGTTCGGCCGGGAGGTGCTGCACCGGGCCGTGAAGCCGGTCATGGACGACGTGCAGGAGCAGATGGAGGGCATGGCGCAGGTGCATCCGTCGATCGATGTGTACCGCAACGAGGACACCGACCGTGCGAACGTGGTCGCCGCCTGCCCCGCGCCCGTGGAGCAGGAGCACGGCGTGCTCACGCAGATGATCGGCATGGTGGTCGCATGAGCGTGCTCGCCCCGCCCTCCAGGCCGCCGCGCATGGAACCCGTGCTGCTCCCGCTGCTGCGCGAACGCTTCGGCGATGCGAGGTTCGGCACGATCCGCGACCGGGGCAATCCCCGGCTCGAATGCGTGATCGTGGCCGAACCGCAGCAGCGGGCCACGCCCGTCAGCCAGTACGTGCGGCTGAGGGTCAGCGTGTGGGCGCGCCGCGACGACGGGACCGGCGACATCGACGCCGCCCAGCGGCTCGCCGCCGACATCGAACTGTTCCTGACCGGCCTGTGGCCGCCCGCCCCGATCGTCTCCATTAGGCACGAATCCGGGCCCGTCCGCATGGGCGACGGGGACGGCACGCTGTGCGCGTACCTCGTCCTGCTCCTGACCGTCTCCACCGTCCCCGCCCAGTGAACCCGCAAACCCAACCAACAGGAAGGCAATGAATCATGGCCGATACCAGCTACATCACCAGCGGCAACAACGCCCAACTGGTCAAATGAGCTGTGCTTCGAATCGGGTCCTATCACCGTCGAACATGCTTTTGCGATGGGCGAACGTCACGTACCGGAACGAAAGATTGCGGGCGAGTGTGAAGAACGCGAAGAACAGTCTCTTGCGATCCGCGAACGAGATGTCCTCGTAATCGTCGTGCCCGTTGAACAAAGGGCCGGCATGGAACGGGATGTCCGGCAAAGCCGAATCTGCCAGATGCCGTTCATACTTCCCGATGTGCGTGGTTATGGGCGTGGACTGCACATGGAACACCATCGTGATGAGATAGTATTTGGACAGCTTGCCCTATTCGCCGGACTCGTCCACGAAGATGCTTGATTCGCTCAACCGATTTCCCTGACAAGACGGCGGATAAAGGAATGCCGGGGGAATACCCCCTGCGACTTGGAGCCTCGCCCTTACGGGACGAAGCGTCACCATTATGACAAGAACCGGCTCTGACATGCAAGAGACAGGATTCATGATGGCTATACTAATGGCGAATGCCCCGGAACGTCACTCATGCGAAACATCATGAAACCCCGGGGATTTTTCTTTCCTGCACGGACAATTGAGTTTAAAGTCTGCGGTCATTGTTACCCATCGTTACCACGGCGGTCTTCCGCCTCGAACGGCGAAACCTCAAAACCCAAGCGGGAGTAAAGCTTATGGTCGGGCTGACAGGATTCGAGCCTGCGACATCCTGTACCATCGGGGGGTTGCTTTGCGAAAACCGGCTGCTATGGATGGGTGAAATGTCGTTGGAATCAAGCCATTTCTGAGATTTGGTGTTCTTTGCTGGAACCAATGCGTTTGGCTAATCCTGACGGTCACTGTTACTGAAATGTTACTGGGATTGGATGCTTGGGAAGGCGGCACGCTCGGCGTGTCGTGGATAATTGAGCCACGCTCCAGCGGGGTGATTAACTGGGTAACCCCTTGTTCGGTTTTTGGGTCGTTTCGTTAATTATTGTGAGCTTCGTTGGTCTCGTTTTCGTTGATGTGACGCGGTTTCTGGGCTATTGGTGAGGTTCGTTGATTACCGTTGATTTCGCTGTTCTCCGCGGTCATTGTGTCCCAGTTGTGTCCACTCCAGCGAGGGTGTTCCCCAGTCAAACGAGGCTGGAATGACTGGGGAACATGCTCGTTCTAGTACACGCGCTTGATTGACAAGCGGTTCTCCAGAATGAGTTTATGTAGGAGGTTCTTGCCGTGATCCTTGTTGTCGAGTGTTTCGCCGTACCTGTTAATCAGTTTTGTGACCTTGAGGTATAAGTCGGATCCGTCATATCTCCAGTCGGGGCGGTACAGGAACATGAGCGCCGTTGTTCCCCCGTACAGATTCACATGGTCGAAGATGGATTGGAAGTACGAATAATCAGCTTCGGATAGGGAATGCCCGAAGAACTTGATGCAATCCGGCGGCTCGTCATCAAACACATCACTGAATGCGTCATAGTGGGATGTGGATTGCAGAGTACGGAACGTCTTGGTGAAAGGAATCACGTCCTCGGCAGCAATCAGTTCACGCGGCCCCCGTGACCTTTGATCCAAGGCGTCGATGCCGATGATGATGTCGCCTTGGGTCAGGGATCCATGAATGAATCGAACGGAATCAAGACCGGGGAAATAGCCTTCATCCCTCCTTTGGAACGGTGACGTGTAATTGAAGGTCAGAATGGTGTTGTGCTGCTTCTCTAGGACGTTTGCATCGCTGAACGCCGGCATTCCGGCAATGCTTTCATACAGGTCGTCTGAGGAAATCGTATATTGCAGCGGATCATCATTTTCGGATTGGTCGACCACCTTCTTCAGATACGTGTATAGGGAATTTTCAAAAAGTGTTAATTCGCTACGCATGAAGTGCCGATAAACAGCATCCTTATGGTTGATTGACGATTGAAGAAAACCGACCGTCTGGATTTCATCAATCATCGAAGCCATGCGCTTGGCTATATGAGATCCAAGCAGATTGCTGGTATCCAAGACGTTGGGGTTGTCCAGCCCTTTCCTCACCTGAGCTATCGCATCATGCTCTATGACCTGTTCTCGAATGGCTTGTTCCACATTTGCCCACTCGCTGTGGCTATGCAACTTGCGGTCAAACAACACCATGTCCCAAGCGTTGTCCATCAAATCCATGGAGGGGTTGTCGCCGTACTTGTCCCTGAAATAATCCGCATAACCGGTCTTCAGCCCCTGCGCGAGATCGAAGCCGTTGCCAAGCACAATAAGCTGATGCTTGTACTTCTCTAAAGACATCTCCATGCGATTACCTTTCCTGCTGTTATTTCTGATGAGCAATATCGTCAGTTATCATCACATGGCTCTCGCTTACTTATCATCTATCGTCAAACCAACAACTAAGCCAAGAATGATGAAGCAATATGGCGCTATTGCTGTTTTCGTGGGTGTGGGTTCGTCGTTGAGCCGTTGATTTCGTAAGCGTGAGGGGCGTTCCCGTGTATTCTGTTTTCCGACCAAAGAAATGAACCACGGAGAACGCCTGATGAACAGCTTATTCAAACGTCTTCTCAACGTCAAAGGCATGGTCGTCGAGGACGTGCGGGTCGCGGACTCGCCGCTGCGTCCCGAGCCCGTGCTCGAGGTGCGCGTGCGCCCGCATGCCGGCATGCTCAGATGCTCCCGCTGCGGTCGGCGGTGTCCGGGCTATGACCGGGGCGGCGGCGTGCGCCGTTGGCGTCACCAGGACTTCGGCTGCTGGCGGGTGGAGCTGGTCGCCATGATGCCGCGCGTGGACTGCCCCGGGTGCGGCGTGGTCGTCGCCGCCATGCCGTGGGCCGAGCCCGGCAGCCGGTTCACGCGTGATTTCGAGGCGGAGTGCGCGTGGCTGATGACCGTGGCGAACCAGAAGACGGTGAGCGGGTTCCTGCGCGTCGCATGGCGCACCGCGGGCCGGATCGCCCATAGGGTCGCCGGACGGCTCAAGGATGTGTTTTAGCAAGTTGGCGTCCGCATTGGGGGGTGGTGACGTTTTCTTGGACTTCGTTGTCTGAATGGTCGTTCAGAACGATATCACATGTGTTCAGGCGACGAGCCCGAGCTCGATGCGCTTGTCCATGATGCTCATCCCGTATTCGAGTTTGATGCGCTTGTCCCGGTACCAGACCATGTACTCGTCCAGCATGCCGATGAAGTCGTCGATCGTGACGCCTTGGAAGCTGCGCTTGTGGAAGAACTCCTGCTTGAGCCGGCCGAAGAACCCCTCGGCTGCCGCGTTGTCCGGACTGCAGCCCTTCGCACTCATCGACCT